AGAATCATTGACTAAAAACAAAGAATACACTATCCAAAAGGTTTTTAGCGATTCCAATTTCAAAATTAAAAACGACGAAAACAAAACTCTTTACTGCCAAGTAACCGGATGTGGCCACATAAAAGGCGACAACTGGATTTTAAAACAATAGCCTATGTTTCACACAGTTATATTAAGCGATGAGGAAATTCGAGTTCTACAAAAAATAGTAGCAAAAACAAGTGTTCCTGTCGTTGTGGACCCTGTTTCAAAGCCAAAGAAACTGTCAAAACTAGAGCAAACTATTGCAAGCAGAAACGAGTATCGGGCCAAGAAAAAACGTAAAACTTAATCAAACATTTATGGAACTATCAATGCCAAAAAACAATCGGGCAGAGGTGCTTTATGCACTTATCGCAAAAGGACGCACTTCCTTGAAAGACTTTCCTTATTTAGCAGGATTTCGAACCCGAATAAGTGAATTATCTCTTGACCATAATGTGAAACTATTTCACAAAGTGGAAACGGATGTAAACAAATATGGGAATTCATATACCTATAAAGTTCATTTTTTACCTCCAGATGAAAAACAAAATGCTATTGAAGTTTACAACGAAATAAATAAATCTAAAATCAAATCAAATTAATTATGCCACCAGAAACAGAATCCACAGAATTACAAGTAATCAATTTAGAGAAATTCTCTGTTGCACAATTACCGGAATTACAAGGTAAGAAAGAAGAAATTAATGCTTTAATAGCGTTAAATCCAATCGTAGAAATTATCGATACCGCTACTTATGAAGCAGCCAAAAAAAGCCGTACAGCCGTAAAAACTCTTCGTACAGGATTAGAAAAAGAGCAAGCGGATGTTAAACGTAAAATCAAAACTCACATCCTTGACGTTGTTGACAAAGAATATGATTTGCTAGTTTCGAACGTAAAAATAGAAGAAACTCTTCGTCAAGATGGTGTTGCGGAATACGAGTCTAAGAAAGAAATTGAACGCCAGGAAAAAGCCCGAATCGAAAAAGAACGAGTTGACAACATCAATAAAGAAATTAATGATTACGTTGCTGAATGGAAAACAGTTTTCTGTTTAATGAATTTTGATTCTATCCAAAAAGTTTCTGCCGATTTCCTTGAATCATACACGACTTACGATACTGCCATACTGGAGGAATTTGAGGCTTTGTTTCCAACCAAAATTGAAGAATTGACCAAATACCTATCCGAAAAAACTACTTCGCTTACGGAAGCCGAAAACGCTCGTTTGGAAAAATTAAGAATAGAAGAAGAAGCGAAACTTTTGGCTCAACAAAAAGCAGAATTTGAAGCCAAACAAAAACTCGCCGACGAAGCCGAAGCAAAAGCCAAAAAAGAAAGAGAAGATTTCGAGAAAGAAAAAACCGAGTTTGCTAAAAACAAACAAATTTCAGAAAGAAAAAATACTTTATCTAATTTAGGAATAGACGAAAACATTGTTCTTACTCGATTAGGGGTTTCAGGTCACGGAATGTTAATGAATACTCTACTTAATGGTAGTGACAATGATTTTCAAATCGAATGTGATAATGCTATAAAACGCATTGCTGAACTTGATGCTAAAAAAGCAAAAGAAACCGAAGTTCTTGAAGCGGTAATCATCCCCGAAACTATCCAGCCTGAAAAAGTAGAAGCCGTTGAAATTTTGGAGACAGAATTATCGACAGTAAATGTTTGTAATCGTTTAACAGATAATGAAATTACTGAACACTCTAAAGAAATGCATGCAATAGCTGATAACGCTGTTATAAGTGGCCTTTTTACACCAACAACAACTCCTACAACTACTTGGGAATCCATCGAAAATGAGTTCAAGTCCGCCGGCGAAAAGTCATATTCCAAATGGCTAAAAGACAACTATAACCCTCCAACTAAAAAACAATAATTATGACGTTAGAAACTATCAATGAAGTAGAAAAAGAGTTGGAAAGATTTTCTAAACGACTTCAACAAGCAAAAACAAGAATTAAAGCAGACGGATATTACGCTTCGTCAGGATGCAAAGAAACGGCAGCACTAAAAAGAAGTGCCTTGGATCTAAAAAATGAACTAACAAAACTTAACAAAACTCAATATGATTAATTTATATAACGCCCAAATAGAATCTCTTTCCTTACATCGTGTAGGGAATAAAAGCCGTAACGAAGCAATCTTTTTATCAGATGAGCCATATCGCTTGAACGATGAAATCACGCCTTTAATCAAGGAGTTTTTCTTAAAACCATTCCGTGAAAAAGAGGAAAACTACTTCCAGTTTTCGAACGAAGTAGATTTAGAGTTCAATGATATGTTTATTCACGTAACAAACATCTTTAATTCTCCACATTTAGCTCACGATATTTCAAAAGAAATAACCAAGCATCTTTTCGAACAATCAAACCATCCGCACATAAAAAACGGTGAAGTTTACGTGGCCTATCTAAAAAATGTTTCCATCGATAATGAAGTGGTAGATGCCGTCGGTATTTTCAAGTCTGAAATCAAAGCCGATTTTATCGAAATGGATGAAAACGGAAGCCATCTTGAAATGATACTTAAACAAGGAATTTCCCTGAACAAACTTGACAAAGGATGTTTGATTTTCAACTACAAAAAAGAAGAAGGCTACAAAGTTTTGACCGTTGACTCCAATCGCTACGACTCTCGCTATTGGCTAGTACACTTCCTTGGATTGGACGTGTTTCAGGACGAAAACTTTCTAACTAAAAAGTACTTGAAATTCGCCCAAGACTTCGCCAAAGAAGTTGTGGCGCCGGCGGAAGACAAAAAAGAGGAAGTAATGTTTATGAATCGGGCCATTAATCACTTCTCCAAAAACGACCAATTCGAAGAATCCGCTTTCCTTAATGACGTAATTGACAATCCCGACCTAATATCGGAATTCAAAAACTTCAAGGTTGACAAAGGAGAAAAATACTCGATTGAAGACATTTCCACTTTCCCGATATCGAATTCTGCCGTTTCCGATGCTAGACGAAAGTTCAAAAACGTCATTAATCTTGACACGAACATCACCATTAAACTTGATTTCGTAAATCCTGAAAGTACCGAAAAATTCCTAGAGAAAGGATGGGACGAAGAAAAGCAAATGTACTACTACTTATGCTACTTCAACAAGGAAACTAATTAGATATGAAACTAATCTATATGAACGATACTCTTTGCTTAATGCAGGAAAACGCTGAAAACTCACAACAATTAGATGCTTTATTACTTTCAGGTAAATTAAAGAATTTCGACCAAAAACTTTATTTAGTAATAACTGATAACGAAGAAGAATTATGACTATAGAAGAATTTGATAATACGGGATTCACGGGACGAATGAATTGTATGTTCCAAGACAAAGAATACGAGATTGCTACCGTTGATTTTGAAGAAAGATTAATAGGTATCTATGAAATGATTGAAGGTGCTGAAAGTGAAGATGATATTTCTTGGAAGCGATGCGAAAACATAACACTAATAAAATAAACTATGTCAGGAGAAATAGCAACAATACCAGAGAATAAAAAAGAACTTCCTGTTTTGGCGGATTTATACAAAGCAACCGATATCGCTACTTTGTTCAAGCACGATCAATTCAATCTTTTAATGAATCAGGCGCCGGAGCCAAAATGGATTAAGCAAAATCCTTACGCCGGAAACTCAAACTATATTCCAATTGGGATTTTAGAAACCTTATTACAAAGAATTTTCAAGGAATTCAGAGTAGAAGTAATGCGTGAAGGAACAATGTTCAATTCGGTTTACGTGACCATAAGGCTTCATTATTTGAATCCAGTTAGCGGAGAATGGAGTTATCACGACGGCGTGGGTTCCGCCCAAATCCAAACAAAATCAGGTTCAAGCCCAGCAGATTTACAAAACATAAACAACAACGCAGTAATGATGGCTTTACCAATGGCTAAAAGTTATGCAATCAAAGACGCTTGTGACCACTTCGGTAAGTTATTTGGACGTGACCTGAATCGTAAGGAAACAATGGGATTTGGAGTTGATAAAAATCTAGACAAAGAATCCGAACATAATGAGTTGGCTTCTCTTTTTGAATCAAAACAAGAATTCATTCCTGCTAACGACTTTGATGATGTAAAATCCGTAATCGAAAAAAAACAAATCAAAGCCTACCCTAGAATCAAAACCTATTTAGAAAACATTCAAATTCCAGAAGTATGAATCCAATAGAACAAGTATTATTTAGAGCTTCCGGAGCTGGAGCTTTATTGACTAATAAGCAAGGGACTGTTTTTACCGATGTACAAAAATCACGAGTAGCCGAATTACTACAAGAAAAACTCACAGGACTTAATGTGAATGGGAATAAAGTAAAATGGGAGGGTACCAAAAAGCCCGATGAGCTTGCTGAACTCATTGCTAAACGTGATGCTCCACCTGAGTTGTCTGACACCGCCAAAGCATTTGTCCGTAAAGTTTGGCTCCAAAATGAGAAAGGAGTTCGTATAGATATAAAATCGAAATACCTGGACAAAGGACTTTATGCCGAAGAAGATGCAATAACTCTTATCTCAGAAGTGGACAAAGTTTTATATGTCAAAAATGAGGAACGCAGGGAAAATGAAGATCACACAGGAGAATGTGATGTTTTTAAAGAGTTTCCAACCAAAAAAGTCGTAATCGACGTAAAATCTTGTTGGGATCCAGAAACATTTATGGCAGCTAAACCAGACCCTATTTATGAAGGACAAGGAGATGTGTATATGGATTTATGGGATGCTGATGAGTTTCATTTAAAATACTGCCTTGTTGACGCTCCTCCGCACTTGGTCCAAAAAGCAAAAGACGACGCCAAATGGAAATATTACTCCGGTGATATGACCGATGCTGAATTGGATGCCTTGGAAAAAATGATGCAACCCATTTATGACCAAATCGACCGCAATATGGTGTACTCAAACAACCCGCTTTTTACCAAGGAAGAAAGAGTGAAGCCTTTCATTTTCTATCGCAGCAAAGAAAGAAAAGCTTTAATGGCTGAAAGAGTGAAAATGGCTCGTGAGTATTACCAAACTATCACGCTTAACGGCATAAACTAAAACAAAATGGACAGAAAAATAATAGCTTACAGAAACGTTTTTAATAGAAACGATAATGCCGAATTTGATTTTTTAGACCTTTTAAAAAATCAGTACTTAATCTTCAATGCTTTTAAAATTGATGATTTCGAAACCGAACTTGAAAGGATAAAATCTACCTCTGATAAAGAAGAAAGAAACGTAGCCAAGAGAAATTACATTCCGGCGGTTGACCTTTCAATGAGTGGAGTTTTATCGATTGATATTGATAATATTTTCAACAATCCAGACGTAAAACAAAAAGTAATATCAAAACTTTCAAATCTAAAATCTTGTTTTGCGGTTATGGAAAGTATTTCAGGAAACGTTGTTGCTTTTTTTAAATACGAATGCACAACAGTTGAGTTTCCTTTCCTGTACTACAAAATCTACCTTGAACTGACTCTTTTGCTTTCCGTAAATATCGACTTCCTGCCGGAAATTGGCAGATTAAGATACGTGAGTATTGGCGAATTGTACCATTTCAATGAAAATAGCGATGTTTTAGATGAAATTATGGACGTTGAAACTCTCCCATACATAAATACTGTGGTTTCAAAAGATAAAGCCCGAAAAACTGTATTTGGATCAAATTAAAGACTATGGCAAAAGACAAAAACGCAATAATAGTCTACGCTGATTGGATTGATAAGTTTGAGGAATTAGAAGATGATGAAGCCGGAAGATTAATAAAACACTTCTTCCGGTACGTCAACGACTTAAACCCTGACTATCCCGACAAACTCACAAAAATAGCTTTCATAGATATTAAAAACTCTTTAAAGCGAGATTTAGGTAAGTGGGAGCAAACTTTAGAGTTTCGAAGCAAGGCAGGAAAAGCAAGCGCAGAAGCAAGACGGTTGTTGAAATTAAAAGAACAAGAGTCAACAAAAGTAGCACCTGTTGATTTTGTTGAAAAAAAATCAACAAATCCAACTGATAGTGTTACTGATAGTGTAAGTGTAAGTGATACTGTAACTGAAAGTGTAAAAGAAAAAAGTATTAGTAATTCGTCGTTTAAGGAAACTTTGGAAAAAAACGAAAAATGGATAAAAGGAATTTCAACCGAATTCAAAATCACATCCGCCGAAGTCGTCGAAAAGTTAAATCAGTTTTACAATCATTTAAACACAAGTTTTAAAAATCACCCGTCACTAAACGAATTCGCAAAACACTTCAAAAATTGGCTCCCAGTAAACAAAGAAAAAAATGGAAACAACAAAAAAAATACAGCAGCTCTCGCAAAAAATAGATGAACCGATTACAGGAATTGGCTATACGAAATACCAAATCTTAAAATCACTTCCTTTCGTTTCGTTGACGGATTTGGAAAAAAGTCAAATGACAGAATTCGAAAACAGACATTCGCCTTCTGTAGAGCAACGAGAAGCGTCTAAAAAATACATTAGGAATATGTTGTCGCAAAAAGAAGAAACGCCCTTTAAAACTACTGCCTTGCTTTTAGGGAACGTATTTAAGACAAATTTTGTTTCTGTTCACAGCAAAGAATTCGTGAAAGATGAATTTACAACAAATAACATTCTACCGTTGGTTTATTATTTCTCCAAGGATCCGAGATTTTTTGAATGCGAAAATCTATCAAAACTATCCACTCCAAGTTTTGACAAAGGAATTTTGATCGTGGGCCATTTCGGGAACGGAAAGACCGCTGCAATGCGAGTTTTTGAGCGAATCTTTCAAAACATCAAAGGAATGTCCTTCAAGGGATATACGGCCAATGAAGTTGTGGGAATGTTCGAGAAATGCAACGACGATGCCTCCAAGAAAGAATTTGAACGAAAAATGAATCTTGGCTCCCGATACTTTGACGATATCAAAACAGAACGCATCGCTTCAAATTACGGAAAGGTAAATATCTTCAAGGATATTTTCGAAACTCGATACAACAACCGAGTACAAAGCATAAACGGAAAAACAATTATCAACAAAACTTTCGCTACTTGTAATTTCAAAGAAGGTTTTGAAGGAAATATGGAAGTCGCCGTCGATGAATTTCTTGAAAAATACGGTGGGAGAGTTTACGACAGATTATTCGAAATGTACAACATAATCGAATTCAAAGGAAAATCATTCAGAAAATAACTAAAAAAAAAAACAAACAAAATGATACAGTATAAATTAATAAAAGAATTTCCAGGAAGTCCAAAATTAGAAACTATTGAATGGTACAAAACCACTGATTTAGGATCGACTTCAGGAAATGAATGGAGAGGAACAGAGTATTACAATTCTTATCCTGAATTCTGGCAAAAAGTAGAGGAAGTAGATTATCAAATTTTATCTTTTCAAGACAAGCTAAATAGAAATATTATTACTTATAGAAAAAATAAAAATGTTTTTATAATCGAAAATGCTAGTGATGATGAATTTGAAGGAAACACACTAGAAAAAGAACTAGAATTAGTTGATGAAGGTTATTACATTATTCACTCCGTAAAAAGACTTTTTGATGGTGAAGTGTTTACTATTGGGGATAAAGTACGTCAAGTAGAGCCTTTTGAAAATGATACTACTTGGATTATAAAATAATTTTCAATTAAAGATACAAGATGTTTTACAATTGGCGTAAATATAACTTGTGTCGAAAAATTACCTAATAAAACTCCTTTATTCACTACGGAAGATGGAGTGGGAATCTTTGAAAAAGAAAATTATTATTACGTTGACGGAATGTTTTTTCTAAACCATATAGATTTTAATCACAATAAATTTATGCTTGGGGATCATTATAAAAACAAAATATTCAAAACTTTCTCCACCAAAGAAAAAGCCGAAGAATACATAACCAATAACAAATCATGTTTGTCAATAGTGGAACTTGAAAAATGGTTTTCGGAGTATGGAATTCAACTTACAGGATTAGATAGATTGAGAGAAATAGTAAAATCAAAACTAAAACTAGATGAATCATATAACCCAAAGAAATAGATTCGACAAGCAAATTTCGGATTACATCGGGTTCTTAAAAATAGCAACTCGGATGCAGTCCATAAAACTTTGCAAGGAGATAGTGAAACTTTCCAGCCGTGTAGAATTTATAGAATTAATGCCTTATCCAGATCAAGTCAAAAAACTCGACGAGTATTTCGAAACCAAGCAGTCAAAAATTAATTTTAAAACCATTGAAACAAACCCTGATATGAGCAACAAAAAAAGATTACCTCCAGAATTATGCAAGCCAATTTTTGACGAACCAAAAGAATCCAGAAATAGAGCTTTACAACTTGCCAGCGAACACAAGGACGTAAAACCAGTAAAATATCTTCTTAAACGATGATTAGAGAAGATTATCATAA